AGAACCGGTACCTTGGATGAGTGGCTTAGTCAGCGGTCTGCAAAACCGTGTACGGCAGTTCGAATCTGCCAGGTACCTCCAGTAATGAGAAAAGCTTCGACCAGAAATGGCCGGAGCTTTTGTCGTTTATTGGCTTTCAATACATTAACTACCTTGCCAATCCCCTAAAAAATCGTGCAGTGTAGCCCGATGTGTATCCCGCAATGTTAAAACAATACGATTGTAGCACATGATAAACATAAAAACATACCTTCGTCAATATAAAAACGATACGGCCGGTATCGTATGGATTTCATTTTACGTACAGAGACAAAAGGTGAATTTCTCTACCAAAGTAGCTGTGTCCTTGAAGAACTGGAACGATAAAAAAGGTATAGTGACTTCCGGTGACAAGCAAGCTGCAGACAAGAATCTGATTATTGAAACCATCCTGGCACGGATTAATAATGTGTTTGTAAAATACCGGCTTCGGGATAAGAAACTGTCGCGTGATCTTTTCTTAAGAGAATACAACCGTCCGAGTGATTATCCTACATTCTTCGATTTCGTCCGGGAGCACATGAAAAAGATTTCGCACCGTACGGAGTTGACCACCCTTCAGACCCACATGAGCGTCATGCGGAAGATAAAGGACTTTAATGCGAATCTGACCTTTGATGACATCACACATGAATGGTTGGATGTTTATTTCGCCCATCTGCGGAAGGGGTTAGAGAACAATGCCAATACGGCTTATAAGAATATGGGGGTATTAAAGAAATATGTATTGGCCGCGTATAAAGCCGGATACATGACCGAGAATCCATTTGAGGACTGGTCTATCAAAAGAATATCCGCCACTTGCGTTTACTTGAATGAGGACGAGTTGGGCAGACTTGTGTCGTTATACAATTCAGGTGAGTTGGATTACAAACTACATAAGACATTGGAGTTTTTTCTGTTTCTGTGCTTCAGCAGCCTGCATGTAGGAGATGCGAAAAAGCTCCAGCTTGAGCAATTTACCGAAGATCATTTCACTTACTTCAGGATGAAGCTTCGCAACAGTAAGCCGGAACCTATACAGATTCCAATTTCCGAACCACTCCGGAACTTGCTGTTCAAAATTGTCGGTACCAGGAAAAAGGGGCCTTTGTTTGAGGTGATTCAGGCCGATCAAACGATGAATCGTAATCTGAAGGATATTGCCGCCATTGCCGGGATTGATAAACCTATCACGCATAAAGTAGGGAGGCATACTTTTGCGACCATTTATTTGAGGCATACTAAAGACCTTGCAGCGCTGAAGGAACTTCTGGGGCATTCGGACATGAAGGAGACATTGGTTTATGCGCACGTCATGGATGAGAGCAAGCGGGAAGGTATGCAATGTTTCAATAGCTTCACCCTATAATATAGGGGGAAAGCCGTACAATCGTGCGGATAATTCATAACATTTTATTTATCAAATAAATGCGGCTGCACCGATTTGTACAAGTTCGTACAAAATGAGGTGCAGCCGCACGAATTTATGCTCTCTCGTACATCACCCAGTAGGGTTGTCCTGCCAAATATTCTACATGGTACCCGGCATCAGACAGTTGTTTGGCCAGCGCCATCGGAGCGACATCGACAATGTTCGACAGCTCATATACCAGTTCAGCGGTGGTCTTGTAACATTTCTGTGAAGTGGTACCGATGGGTGAATAGTTCTGGCCGATGAAGTTTGCTATGGCTTTCTGCCGCTCGGCTTGTTGCTTCTCCAATTCGTCTCGTTTGTCCGGTTCTTCGTCGTTTTGATAAGAACGGAATCCTATCTTCTTGCTCATTGTGCGCCTCCTTTCTCTTCTTCCGGAGTCAAGCTTCTTATCATGGATGACACAATGCGTAAATCACTTATTACGGATATAATGTCATCAGCACTAACTTCATTGTTGACTTTCAAGTCTAAGATTAATCCAGTAGCTCTATCTATGGTATTGCAACAAGCACCGGCAACGCCATTTTGTAAAATCGAGATGGTTTCGCTGATGGAGGAAGTCAATACGATGTTATTGATTTCGGTATTCATTCTTTGCCTCCTTTCTGCTCCAGCATATTCGCCTTCTCACTGAATTGATAAATGGAACGTACCTTGCAAATATCGAGAAAGAATACCGTGTCGGGGCATCCACCACTTATGACATGAGCCTCGATGCGTATAGTACAGTCACGTCCCAAAGGGGTAGCGGTACATTTCATGCGTTTCATCTTGGGGTGTTCGACATTGATGCGGTTAACCACATCGCCTATTTCATGCTTGAGTGCATCCAGGGAAAGTTCATCCTTGATAAGAACATCTTTATACTTCTCTACATAATCAATAACCTTTTTCCATGCCCGGTTCTTGGGGGAATAGGTCTGCAGATGGTAAACAAAGAACATCATTCTTTGCCTCCTTTCTCATTAAAGGTGATGTTGACTGTCCCACCATTGACATAGATGGAAATGGATTTGTCACTACGTGCTGCACGGATACGTTTACGTCCGGCGCACAATTCAATACCCAACTGGGCAAACAGTTCTTGAACCTTCTCTGCGGATACATAGCGTCCGCGAGCGCTTTGAGATTGTTTTGTCATAATGAAGAGCATTTAAAATAAAACAATATGTTATTAAAGACGGGAAAGGGAACTTTCTCCAAAAAACTGGAAAACTTATAAACAAAGAAAGTTCCGCTTTCCCGTTGCTCTTCACCTTGACAAGGCAGTGGGTGCATTAACACTCCACACGGGGGTCGGAACTATAGAATACCATTGGGCATAAAAAATGCCAACGGCAAAAGTTGGCGAACAGTCTCGCCTTGTCAAAATGAAGAGCACTGCAAAGATGCAGGTTTATTTTGAAATGGCAAAAGAAAAGCGGAGATTTTTTATCTCCGCTTCAATTTTTATTACCCTTTCAAATATTTATCTACTGTATCAAAATCGAGAGTCACATCAACCATCTTTAGCAATTTTCCATACTTAGTCAAAATAGCTTGTTTTGCTTTATCATGTTCTGGAAGAACGGAAAAGAAAGCGGCGGTAAACAGCTTATCCAAACTTATTTCATGGAGAAGCAATTCTTTTGCCTTATCTTTCTCCCCAGTCGAGCAATACAGTAAGAACATTGCTTGAAAGTTTTCGTTTGGTACCATTTTCTTTTTAATTTCCTCTACATGATTACATAATGCAAAGAATCGAACAAGCAGAACGATTTCAATAACAGCAGTCAAAAAAATAATAAAATGAATAATTGTTTCCATTTGGTGTTTATTTATATTAATTCGTACAAAAATCAGAATAACTATTCTGTTAACGAAAAGAAAAGCGGAAATTTTTATTTTCCATTTCCACTAATAATTTGATAGTTTTTACATTTTCGTTTTGCGGTATTATAATCTTTAATCCTATTAGCGTAGTATTTAGAACGGCACATGTTTACAAATTTGCAATCTGCATCTTTGCCTTGAATACCAGTTATCCCTCCAAGAAGCACTCCGCGTATAAGCATATTTTCATCAAACATAGGAGCCCCACTATTGGTAGCTTCTGCCTTCCCTCGTAAAGAAGAACAATTATTAAAAGCTTTGTCTGGTGGTATGACTATTTCATTTTTTATCACTAATAACTGAGAATGCATTAAATGTATCTTATCAATATCTACATTGTCAAAATTATCCCCCAGACTTCTATCCTTAGTTTTCGGATCTTTATATTCATACGCATATAAATATAACTTTTCCAAATTAAGAGGTTGCTTCTTTCGTATTTTTAAATAGATATATCTCTTAATATATAGTCGCTTATAAGCAGAACGCACCCTAATAGGGTTCAATAACTGCCCTACAGCATAATCCTTAAACTCTGGAACCTTTTGCTTAGAAAAATCTATTGAGTCCCAACAGATTTCTTTAATCGGTGTAATATATATATTGCCATTTACTATAAAACATGCCCGAAAATCTTCTAACTTAAAATCTCCTTTTTGCCGAAAAGTGTGTCCCGCAGTAATGAATATACCTTTCTTACATACGACAACACCTGTTCCTACATGTCTTATTTCATTTTTGTTTTTATCTCTATATAATATCGAAAATATAGATTGTTCAATTAGTAATTCCATTTGTTTTTCAGTCATAGTATTATATGGTGAATCCCTTATCAAAACGCGCCCAAAGGTATAGCCACACCTCAACCCGGTTTTACGGATTACGTTTTGAAAAGGGATTCATATTGATAAATGTATAGCTATGTTGGTATTGGGCGTTGCAAAGATACGGAAAATCCCTAGAAATGGAAGAAGTGCAAATTTATAAAAAACAATAATACATAGTAAATTTGTTATGTATTTATTGCACATATCAAAAATACTATGTATCTTTGTAGTGTTCAATAAAACAAGGAAGTAATGGAAAACAAAAAAGAGATTTTGCTAATTGCCCAGAAGCTAACCGAGCTAAGGTTGAAACAAAAGATGCTGAAATGGGCATTTGAAAACAGTAAAGGGTTACCGGAAGAGAAGATGAACGCCATACTTGATGAAAAATTGAGAATAGACCATCTGATAAAAATGCTGGAAACCAAACTAAAAGAATTAGAAAAGTAAAAACAGCCCCCTCGGACGAAAAGAGGGGGCAAAAAAAATTTGCTTATGAAAACAATCAATGACGAACTGAAGGAACTTACCGCCATTCTAAATGGAGATTCAACCAACAAGGAAGAGGAATACCAACAGAAGTTCTTGTACATACAAGAACATTACACCACGAAAGCCGATTCAGAAGCCATTGCCGACTGGCTGTTGAACGGGTATCACGAACTGGCTAAAGAAGCGGAGGAGCTGAACCGTACAATAGCCTTGCAGGAGAAGATAAAGGAGATGAAGGAAATTGTGCCAATCTCTTATATCGCCCGTAATTATTTCGGGAAAAGTACGGCTTGGCTGCAACAGCGTATTTACGGCTACAAGGTACGTGGCCGTGTCTATACGCTAAGTGAACAGGACAGGCTGATTTTTAATAATGCCATCCACGACATTTGTAACAAATTAGGCTCGCTATCCATAGCTTGATAGACGTTTTATTGAACATTCTGTCCCCGCAGCTTCGAGCCACTGTGGGGATTTTTTATTCTATTCGGTAAAAAGTCCCCTTCAGTACCTTGCTTAATCCATCGACATCTATTTCCGTCTCAATCTTCTCACACAAATACTGCTTGTTGCCTATAAGAAACACCTTATTCACATCTGGCAGCTTATTGGCTTGGAACTGGATTGTGTAAGGGATATTGGAGTGAAACAGACTGAGTGTCGATAACCGATGTCCGACACTGTCCGGACAAACATCGTTCAAGCTTAGGGAATACGGAAGGAAGTCTGTGAGCTGTGCCCCGGTCTTCTGCTGGTAGTCCGTGAAAGGATAGGCATAATCATAGGCATGTGTCTGACCGCTGTAAGTTACGTTCTGCCGGTTGAACTTGCCGGTATTGACAGCCACTTCCATGTGCCCGTTTTTTTCCTGCTTCTCCTTCTGCTCCACGTCACCGTTTATGGCTTCCTGGACATTGAAGCGCTCCTGCTTGGCAACGATAGCCTGGTAGCCCACCGTGGGTATGTTCAATACCATGGAGGTGTACGGACGGGACAAATCGTAATCAGCTACAGAGCCATACACGCCGACATTGAACTGAATAATTTTAGCCGGGACGATTCCGAGTGAGGTCTCCACATCGGACGATTCCGGGTCACGGATTAAATCCGCATACAAATTGACTTCACGCAGCGTATTCTTATCATTTTCATTGTAGTTGATATAATACCGTTTACCAACAATAAAGATTGTACTTTTCTTGTCACTGTCACCCATTCCGTTGTATGCGGCCAGCATTGCATCGTAAGAATCATATTCTTGTTTGTATGCAGCTTCTATAATGTCCCTTTCAATTCGCAGATAGCCGTCATCCGTATGGGAAGGCAGATTGTAGCCCACATTGCCAGTGCTCAAGTCTTTCTCATTCTTTTCATCTTCAATATCCACAGTGAACTCCCGTAGCAGGGAAGATGCAGGAATTATCTCCTTTCCGGATTCTGTAAAATAATCGTTAAGCCCTACGAGGCTCACCACTTTGGTGCGTTCGTTGACCACTGTAACCGCACAAAGGAATTTCTCCAGTTCATCAAAGAATTCGGAAACAGTCCAGTGCGGCAATGCGGCGGCCACTCGGTTGCTGCTTACCGCGCTGCATACATAAACGTTCCGCAAGAAATTGTTATCAAAGAAGGAGGTATCGAACGTATAGCCAAAATGCCCCACTATTCTCTTGATGACTGTCAAAAGGTATGGCTGTACACATCGATGGCCATAATAGGGGCAAAGGGTAAAATTGTTCGTGCCGAACTCATAGATTGCATCGTTCTGAAGGTTCTCCCATTTGGCATCTTGATAGAACACCGGCAACCATACAGCTTCAATGTCGTCCACCGAACCGTAGTAGTTCACCATATTGGCAGGTGGCTGGAAACGGTTCTGATTGTTGTTCGGCCAACTGATTGTGCCTAAGTCAAGTTGGTCGATATACATATCATCATTGGTCAGCAGATTGAATTCCGCATTACCCGATACGAGCTGTACCTTAACCAGTGCATCTTCCACCGAGAGTAAAACCGCACTGCCGTAAAGCAGGCATCTGGCGTCAACGATGAGTGTGGCCGGAAGGATAGTCTTTTTTTTTGTCACATCCAGTCTGTTCACGTGCTTGAATATGGCATGATTAGCAGGCATGGGGAGTTCTATGTCCAAGGAATAATTGGAGCTACGGGTGAAATACGGATTCTCGGAGGTGAACGTAATGTTGAACCCTTCAGGAAGGGCGGCCAATTGCCCGTCAATGTATAATTCTGTCATTGCTTGTTGCGTGATTTATTGTTGTTCAACTTCTGATACTCTTTCTGAGCCTGGTTGATACCCCGTTTGCCGGTAACATAAGTTTCCGCTACCAGCGGATCATCCAGCCTGTTTTTAAGCTTCCGCAATACGCGGGTACATTCTATCAGCATCGCCACCATAGCCGGATCATTGGTCGTCGTTGTGGCGCTGGCAGCGGGTGCTTTGGCTGGTACGGTACGTGTACTCTTTCCGGAACCTGTCACAGCCGCTATGTCTTCAGCTGTCAGATTACCGACATTACCGCTACGCTGTGCCACGTCAATGGCGTCGAATATCGGTCGCAGATTCGGGTTGGCGACAGCGAAACGGTTGGCGACGAACTCGTTGGAATGCACGATGCCTTGTGGCTGATCCCAGTCACCGGGACTGGTATAGCCACCAGTGTAGAAGTTGCCGACCATCCCTTTTACTACAGCAAAAGCCGCTTTGATGGCAGCTACTTGGGCAGCTGCTTTTGCGGCACCGATAAAGGAAAGTGGAGCTGTTGCCGCCAAATTTTTTGCGGTGATTTCCAGTATGGAGATCTCAATAACACGTTCCAAAGCATCCAGTGTCATCATAATGGTTTCACGTAAGAAATTCTTCAGCGAAAGTTCGCCAGTGGCAATCATTTCACCAATCGTTTCTCCGAAGTCGGAAGCGATATCCGTCACCAGAGAGGCATATTGCCTATGCATTTCCATGGTTTTGTCGTACTTCTCTTTCTCGGCATCGGTCTGGGCTTCGGCCTGCTCCTTCTGTATCTCCGTACGTTGTTCCTCAGTCAGTCGGTAGTTGTGAAGCAAATCATTCCAATACCGTTTCCGAATCTCGTTCATCTCCTGGGAGAAATCCTCCTCGGAAGTCAGGTTCCTATAATGATAGGAAGCTGCTTCTTCCAATTCGATACGGAGTTGTTTCTGACGAACTGAAAGGCGTTCTTTGGCAATCTTGTCTGATGCTTTCTGACGCTCCTTTTCTGTCTTTTCATCCTGTTTTTTACATTCTTCATTGAACTTGATTTGTGCCTCCAGCATCTTTACCTGCAACTTCTCACGTTCATGCGGCTCCAGCCCCATTATCGCCAATTTCTCATCCAAAGTCTTTTTCTCCAAATCTATCTGAAGGGCAGTATATTCCTCGTTAGTCTGGATTTCTCCCTCAAGATAAAGCTTCTGGAGATGGGTGAGCTGTTGCATGTGGTTAGTCTCTATATCCTCCAATTCCTTGCTGACACGTTTTTTCCGCTCTTCTTCAGATTCAGAACCTCCACCACTGCCACCGTTTCCGGTAATTGTTGGAGAATCTGGAGTAATAGTCTTGTATTTATCGTTGATGGCAAGCAACTGGGAGGTATAATCCTGCATCATCTGTTCGTAATACCGAACGTTATCGTCAAGACGTTTTTTCTGGGTAGCCCATACGCGGTATGCAGTGGGTGATATCCCGTTGACTGCTGCAAGTTCCTCAACGGACTTGTCCATATTGACGGGGTCATTTATCTCCCATTCGAGATTTTTAAATTTCATGGCATCGGAACCGTTCTCCTGAATCCATTCTGACCTTTGTGCCAGGGCTTCTTGTAATTTGGCATTGGCCGCTTGCTGTTTGGCTGTGAGCAACAGCTTTTCTACATAACCGTCCAGCGCTTGCGTGTTGTTGTTGATAAGCACCCCCTCTTCCGTCAATGAAGCATGATATTCCGGAACAATGGACTGAATATCTTCTAATGCAGCCTTCCGTTTTTCATATGGTTCTTTAGAATCCTCAAGTACTTTCCGTAAAGCATCCAGCTTATTTTTTTCTTCGCTAATGCTTTTTTCAGCCTCTCTATTCATAACCACCAGTTCCTTTTGCCTACGTGCTGCAGCAGAAGTACGCTGAGCGTAGATATACAGTCCTGTTGCTGCGGCTGCAACGGTTGTGGCAATAGCAACAAAAGGATTTAATCCTAATACCGTCCATGCTGCCCGTGCCGCTTTAGTTGCGGCAGAGAAGCGGAAGGTTAAAGTCTCCAGCGCTGCTCGGAAAAGTAGTGTACTTGCTGCCACTGTCCGGGTTACGATATTATGAGAGCGCATCTGTAATATCAACCTGCCTATTGCCTTGTAATCTCCTGCCAATGCGTCGTTCAAAGCAGTGGTGGCTACCCGGAAAGCCGTTTGGATGGCGATTCCTGCTCGTAAGACTAAGTTGTAAGTAGTATGATAAAGGGATATGAGCTTTAATGTGGTATAATAAGCTGCCAGAGGAACCGTTAGTGTTATTACTGTTGTGCCCCATTTTTTGCACCAGTCAATCAATCCCGGCAAATACTTGAGCACATTGGTCAGCATATTCGTACTCACCGTCAGAGCCGGATTCAACTTCTCGCCAAGGTCAATGGCTGCCAGCTTCATCTTATTGCGTGCCTGCTCCAGTTTGGCCTGTGCGGTATCACTGTTTATGGCCGCCTGCTCATACGCCACATTGGTACCGGTGACGGCAGCGGTGAAGTCTTTCACCATCTCCGTGTTCTGAAGGATTACGGATGCGGTATTGTAGCCTTCCTCCCCGAACATTTTCTTGATGGCGCCTGCATCCATGTTCTTGTTCTTCAGATTCTCCAGTGCCTTATCCAACCCGACGATTTTGGGGTTGGTCTCGTCTGCCCCGGTCTGAAGAACCAGAAAGAATTTCTTCAATCCCGTTCCGGCCACTTCATCCTTTATACCCCGATAGGCAAGCGTTTCAATCAATGCGACCGTCTGTTCAATGGGAACATTGGCCGAAGCCGCTGCGGTACCTGCATTCCGGATAGCCTTTGCCTGGCTTGCGATATTGGCGGAACCTGCCTGGGAGCCGGCAGCCAATACGTTGGTAAACCGTCCTGCCTGGTCTGCTGCCGCCCCATATTGGTTGAGTGATAAGGTAAGTGAATCAACCGCTTCGTTCAAGGTGATGTCCTTGGCAGCTGCCTGCAATCGCATGGCTTCCTCCGTAACAGCCTTGAGCGCCTCCTTGTCTCCAAGCAGTTCCGGCTTGGCTGAACCGACCAACATGAACGCATCCAGGATTTCGGCTGCCGACTGGCGGACACGCAAGCCCTCTTTTGTCATGGTGGTGGAAAGCGTCTTGGCCTGCCCGGTCAACCAGGCAATGCTGTCATCATCAAGTCCGGTCAAGGCTTTCAGCCCGGCCTGGGACTCCTCCAACTTGTTGCGTTCGTCTCTGATGGCGCGCAAGGCAATGGTAAAACCGGTCAGGAAACCTATTACGGACAGTATTACTCCACCGAAACGGTTGAACCAGTCCACCATACTGCCAATACTGACAGTCGCTTTCTTGGTTTCGGTAGTGATGCCTTTTATCTCCTGGCGATGCTGTTTTAAAATCCCCTGAAGATGCTGTATCTTCGCCATGGTGCGGTTGTATTCCTCAGAGCCGCGTGTCATTTCCTTAATGTCACGCTGTAGGCGTTTCATCTCCAAATCAATGGAATTGATGTCATTCTTAATTTCCTTGCCATCGATGTACAAGTAGACACCTCTTTTGACAGTCTTGTCATTTTTTGCCATAACGTTTTTCGATTGTTATTTTATCAAACTTCTGAAGCACATTCTTGAGTGCCTGGTCACCGTAATACTCTCCGGATAAATCAGCCAGTGATTCGATGTTATCCACAATGGGAGGGTCTAACCAGGGTAGGGGACTTCGCCGGATAACGGCATAGTGTTCGTCAACGGTACGCATGCGCCGGATGCGATATTCAGAAACACGTAAAGAACGCAGTTCCTGACGTTTCTTCTTATCGCTCCATGCCGAATGTCCCTTCATTATAATTCCGTTCTTGACGATATATCCACGCCCGGCGCCATATTCCCGGTACGCACCATACCGGGCAAAGCGGAAACCCAGACCGACATAAGCCGATCCACCTTCACGGTCTTTCAGCCAACGGGATTGCAGTTCCCTACGCAATCTACCGGTTGCGTGTGTCCGTTGTAGAATATTTACGGAGGTATTCCTGACTTTCCACGTCCAGTTCTCAACTCCTCGATTGAATTTCTCGGAGGTCATTAAACTCTTTTCTTCAGTTATTGCCATAAAAAAGCCTTTAGTTCCGGACACAAAACTAAAGGCTGAAAAGAGTGGAAAAAAGGACAAGAATTCAGCGGACAGAGAACTTGAAATCATTGACCCGGTTCAGCCATCCTTTCCGGAATACGAGCTGCGACGGGTCCCTTTTACAGATTTCTTCAATAAACCGGATTCTGTCTGTCTTGATAGCTTCGAACAGCTGCCGTTGGTTGGCCAGATTGATACTTGCAACCGTCTGAGGACCTACGATGCCGTCTACATTGATTTGCAGTAGTTGTTGTACCCTTGTGATACCGGGACGTCCGGAGGCCCACACCCAATCCACACAGATATTCGCAATGGACTGGTTGTGTATGAAGTCCGCTTGGTAACGGTCCCAATAATACTTCTTGAAAACATGAAAAACGTCGTCCGGAGTAATCATGCGTAAATCATCTGCATCAATGTCTCCGTCACCATCCTTGTCATAACCGCATGCTTTCCACGTAGACAAGGTTATCCCCATATTGGTTTTGCCACCTTTGTCATTTTTGTGGTCACTCCATCCACCTTCCCATTTGCGGATGACCTTGAATAAGATTTCTGCTTTTGCCATAACTATGAATTAAAAAACAGAGGCAAAAGTAATGTATGACTTAATTTTTATGTAGGACATGCATTCTTCGCAAATGGTCATCAAGAGTTTTAGGATTGCACTTCAACTTTCGGCAAATAGCGGCTTTACTATAACCATAGTCGAGCATAGTTCTAATGAGAGGTTCCTTTCCAGTCAGCTTGTAATGCGTGTTTTTATCCCCCTTTTTTCGACCAAGTCGTATTCCTGCAGCTTTTCTGTAAGCAAGGGCCTCCTTGGTTCGCTGACTGATAAGATCACGTTCAATTTCAGCGGATAAACCGAAAGCGAATGCCAATACCTTACTGTTGATGTTATTACCTAATTCGTAACGTTCCTTGACAGTAAGAACGCAAGTCTCCTTAATCATACAGAGGTGAAGCATTGACATAATACCCATCAGGTTTCTTCCTAATCGGCTGATTTCTGTTATGATTAGAGTGTCGCCTTTCTTCATCCTCTTGAGAAGTGGACCTAATTTCCTATCATTAGCAATTTTGGTACCGGAAACCTTCTCGGACACCCATTTATCTATTACAAGTCCTTTTTCCGTTGCAAATTTCTGGACTTCGAACCTTTGGTTCTCGACTGTTTGTTTGTCAGTGCTAACCCTAATGTATGCGTAAACCATTTTTAGCCGTGAAGGTAGTCTTATTCAACAGCCTAACCAAAAAGGGTATTCTAATGACCCTCAAAAGTACAAGGGATATGATAGAGAAAGTAAACATAAGTCAAGCCTTGAATAGCTTATCTGTAAAGACCAATGCAGATTTTTTCTATGGAGAAGAAAGTTGTGTTCCGTTGAAAATTAAGAAAAATGTTTTTTTCAACTTACTTCCATTTAAGAATTATGGTATTGTCGAAGGTTCCTTGGATGAAATAGGTTCCGGATTTGGCTATAATTCAACTGGAGATGGTTCAGGTATTTCTGGTATGTTTTTTTGCGTTAACTATAATCAGTGTAGGTGGCAATTAAAATCCGATTTATTGGGAAATACTCTAAAAGCCAGGAGCAGCAATTTTAACGGGGAATGGACGAACTGGAAGTCCATATCATTTACTTGATTGACAGTAGAGCTCATAACAATCTTTTTTCCGTCATATCCTTTGACCCTCAAAAGTACAAGGATGATAGAGAAGATAAAGTTATCAGAAGTGGCAACCGGCAATCCGGCATCACTTATTGGGCTGACATCCGGTCAAAGCTTGGCGAAAATGCCTATAGACCGTTTGCCGAAGACTGAGTATATCGCTATGGCATCGGGAACGGACAAATTACGATATACACAATTAAGGTATAGTACTACTTCAGGGGCAGGAAGCAGGATTCTTTTGATCGTCCCCATTTCCGGACTGACTGATAAAATGGATGCAGCCGGAGCCTTTGGTAGCCTATATGTGTTAAGAGCCGGAACGGGCTACATGCCTATGATGGTAAAAGCCGATATAATGCTGTTCCGTTCCTCTTCATACCTTGTTAATGATATGAATGTAATGGGAGCAAGTGCCGATGGTCCTGTAAACTTCAAATTGGGACATTGTACTTATGAAGGGCAGTTATATCTTGCGGTTAAATTCAATACGGAATTTTCTATAATAACTTGCTTTCAAGGATTCTACACGACAGATTGTGTATTCCGTAACGTTCTTGAAGAGAATGTTACGGACTGGACAGACTTACTATGAAATAAGCGGAGGAAATTTTTTTAGCCGTATTAATAATCTGTAGAAATGCTCAGTAACTTTTACTTTTATTGTGCTCATTGCTGTCTATTACTTATTTCCGTCATATCCTTTGACCCTCAAAAGTACAAGGGATATATGATAGAGAAAGTAAACATAAGTCAAGTAATGAACCAGTGCCAGATAGTAACAGATGCAGACTATGTGTACGTGGAAAAAGAAAATAGCCAGGGAAAGATTGATAAGGATACAATATCATCTTTGTTGCCAATTAAGAATATCGGTATTACCGATGTAACAGATTTAAATGAAGCTTATAAAATTTGTAATGCAGGACAAAGCATTTTACATATTGCTCTTACCATGAATTCACCTGTTGATTATGGAATTTGTATTCATGTACAACGCACATATCGTGGTAATGTTACTGGTAGCCAATTTATCATTCAGATAGTAAGCGGTGGTGGAAGGACATACATTAGAGAAGGAAGTGGAACAACATCTTTTATTAATTATACAGATTGGAGGAAAATATAATTTACCTATAATAGAGCAATTTATTCATTCTACTTTTTCTGCCTTATCTTCTGACCCTCAAAAGTACAAGGATGATAGAGAAAATTAAGGAAAATGAGATGATTTCAGCCAGTAGCGTAGATTATGTGCGAGGTTTGAAAGGGGAAGATAGCGCGCTTGTTACTCCCACTGACATGTTGAAGGATTATGGAATTTTGAGATTATTCAAACGTCTTGGACCTGGAGAAGCGTATGAACTACCCTATGGCTCCGGATTAATGATGATTCAAAACTCTTCTGAAACCCATCAAAAAGCTATCGCAGCTGTATATGAGAATAATACTGGGGAAGTAATAGTTCCACAAACTCTTATTAATTTCTTTTCAGAAGTTGAAGGCCGTATCTGCATATTTAATAAAGGGGTTGGTACAAAATATGTTGTCAAAAACTCAAGAGGAGTCAGCCAAAATATTATCTTGACATTTATATCATAAAGCTCAATTCTATTTACCTAAATTAGATAGCAAATTGAGCGTTAAGTTTATTTGCCATATTCCTTGACCCTCAAAAGTACAAGGGATATGATAGAGAAGGTTCTGATAACAGACACAAACGTGATAAATGCCATCACAAGGCAGCTCAATATAAAGAATATCAGGAATGAGATGTTCCCTACCTGGAGACTGACATTGCAACCGGGGGAGGAATACGATTTGAAGACATCCTATTATGGAATGTACATGGTTCGATGGGCTGATGCTGGGGCGACAGCCCTGATAATGATCGGCGCCGGAGTATCGGCCAATATATTGTTGAATAATGGTGCGAGTATTTCCACGGACTTCACAGAGGTCGGCAAGATTATTTTGAATAAGAAGGCTGTCAATGGCACTGTATTTGTTAAGAACAACGGAAATAAAGAAACGGGAATAAATGTCATGCAGATAACTAATTATTAGCAGGGGTTATTCCCCTGCCTTCCTTACTCGTTCTCGATATAAATTGCTCAGTAACTTTTACTTTTATTGTGCTCATTGTTGTTTATTACTTATTTCCGTCATATCCTTTGACCCTCAAAAGTACAAGGATGATAGAAAAGGTTAATATAACAGATGCCAATGTGGTTGAGTTAATCAGAGAAAAACTACCTGCTGCAACAGAAGCAAACAAGGGGCTTATGCAAGCTAATGGATTTGAACAAGGTAAGAATATATTAAATAAAGAATACGATAGTAAAATCAGTGCCGGTGTATATTCATCTACTGATAATTTAAATAATATGGGCACTGGAATTTTATTAGCGCTAAGAGGGTTTCAATACACAGCCCATTTATATATTACCAACTCTGCAAGAATATATATTAAAACCATTCGTAGCAATGGAGAGGTTTTGAAAGATTGGACGTTAATAAATAATACCAAAACATAAGAGACTTTTGGAGTATCCATTTTCCTACCCTATCCTTTGACCCTCAAAAGTACAAAGGTATGATGGAAAAGATTAAGTTGTCAGAAGTGGAGAGAGGTTTGCCTAACGGAATAATTGCTCAGATACGCGGGCTGAATACCCAGGGAGAGGGCATTTTAGAACCGTTGGATTCTTTTTTGAGTGACATATTATGTGCAAGAGGCTCCTTTATATATAACAGTCAAGAAGTTATAGATAACCTCAAGAAACCTGGTGTGTATAAGCATGGGGACCCCATAATCGGTACGGGGACTTCCTATGGCGCACATGGTGTGCTCTTGGTCTTGTATATAGATGAATATACAATACATATTGATTTTCCTGCAAGGAAAAACTTTATCCTTGTAAGAAAGTGTGTCACTGCCAACGGGAAAGATGAGTGGTCTTCATGGAAATATATATCGTTAACAGACATATCAACGTAACAGACCTACCCGTTTTATCCGAGATGGCCGGAACGGATAATCTGTTTCTCACAAACTAAACATCCGTCAATGGCGACAAAGACAAGAAACGGAAATAAATGCTACAGTGGGGGGAATTATTCCCCCACCTTAGACTCCTCCATGTAGCTCGCAGCAGTCACCTCACTCTCGTCAGCCGCTTCCAATATGAATTCAAATGTTGTCGGATGGTAGGAAGACAATAGTTTCGCATATACTCCGGGCGTGTAATCCCTACGCTCAAGAAATACCTTGAATGCTCCAGTATCGGTATTATAGAGCTTGAATTTCGGCCTTGCATTTTCCGTTCCCAAAACACCGCCTATCAGATTTAATTTGTATGAAGGAGTTGCTGTTACCCCTTCAGACCTATATATTGAAAGGAAATATAGGGCAACCGGTCCTCCTCCGTATGACTGTACACTAAATAGAATTCCATCGGAGAAAGAAGATGTGTCCTTTCTCTCAAACAACAATATGGAGGATGTCATGGATACCCGCTTTTCTTGTCGCATGTCCCTGGCAGGTTTCAGGCCGTTTTTTACCTCTGTTGCAATGGGTAGCTTCTCTCTGATTAACAAGCTATTCAAGGCTTGACTTATGTTTACTTTCTCTATCATATCCCTTGTACTTTTGAGGGTCGTCATTTTCGGATAAAAACGACAACCAGTTTAACATTTTGTTTTTATTCTCGTTTTGTAAATTTAAAATCAAATGAATGTGATGGTGCTGTAGCCTTACCACAATAGCCATTTCGCCACCTCGCTTTTATAAAAAACTTTCATACACTCTTTTGTTTTTTAAATACACACCAATAGGTAATATCCCCATCGGCATATCTAAACCCGATTAATTCATGATATCCGTAAGCATCTACTATATCATAACTTGACGCAGAATCAAGTATAGAGCCATTGGGCGCAATCCTCACATTGGCAGATGCAGTGGTTAAAGTTACGGAAAGGGGAACCCTTGTCGCAATAGGAAACAACATCTTCATTTCCTGGCAAGTGCCAGCTTCCAGTTCCGGTAAAGGCCCCAAATTCTTCGGATAAAGTATTATAGAGCCATTAGGTAATTCATTGTCTGAATTTGTACAAACCTTCAGATTCATTGTCTCGGCTGTAATGTCACCCTGCAAGTCAACACTCCGCCCATAAAGGCTCCCTCTCAGGAAGTCAATCAGCAGGTTCGGACGGAACCCGTTCGCCGGATTCATCGGATCACTGTAATTGAAGTCCTTGTACCCGCCCTCCGTCTCCACGGCCGAACCGTCCGCTCTCACCCCGTACTGGGAGAACATGTACTGCCCGTAGAATACGGCGCTCGCCAGTTTTGCGAAGTTCGCCATCAGAATCTCGACGAACGAATACCTGACCTTGTCCATTAGCACCCAGGTGGCCTTGCTGCCGTTGGCCGCATAGTCCTTTTTCGGATTAATATTCTTGAAGGTGCCCTCCTTGTTCAATACGTAATACTGCCCCTCACACAGCACCATGGGTGCGGACAGTGGGGTACGGGTATAGGATACGGATGCCGCGTACTCCCCGGTCGGATAGACCAGTGGGCCGACCGGTCCCTGCTGGAGATACTTCACTTCTCCCGTCTTGCTTGCCAACGCTTTCTTTGCCATATCATGCTGCCGTTGAGATTGTCCATGAAACATTGCCGCCTGCCTGCTGGCACATAGCTTCAGTGCAGGTACCGCTTGCCGCAGCCACATTCGCCGTAGCCGGATTGAGAATGACCCCTGCCGAATCCATAAAGACAAAATAGAACAGCATATTCTTTGCCTTCGTGGTCTGTCCCCGCTTGACAAGGATAGGCGTATAAGTCACCGAACCTCCGGAACCGGAAACAATCGTCTCATCCTCGGGATTGGGATTAGTTATGATGTCGTAGGGGTCTGACAAATCCATCACCGTCTGCGTGTCAAGGCCTATCAGATTGCCGCCCTGCGACACCTCCACCTTGAAGATGCCCGTAGTGTCAACTAGGCTGTCCGTGACGGTCAGACTCTTGCCAGTCTGGTCGACGAGTGTCTGCCAGGTACCGTTAACCATCCTGGACCACTTGTAGGTCAGTCCGGAGGTGATCTCTGACGCTCCACGCCGCGCCATCGCCGTGAGAACGACACTGCCTCCCTTCTCACGGATGGCAAAGTATTTGTCATCTCCGGAAACGATGGTCACCACGTTCTGGTTGCCCACACCCTTGGTGATAGGGATGCTGTAGACGAACTGCACCTCATCCGACACGTTGCCCACGGTCACCGTAGCCACCGCCTTGACGCTGCAGCTCGCACCGGATGACGCCTTCACCAGGTTCTTCACGATCTGAAGCCCGTAATAGTTTGTAGTGCCTGCTTTATATGGAATGAACTTGAAATGCCCCGTCTCGCCGCCGAACGTGTTTGTGGAGACGTTACCCGAGAACTTGATCTCGACGTCATTGAAATACCACCTGATGGCTGAGGGCACCACAATCCCCTCAGCCACCCGTGAGGAGGTGAGAAGGAAGGAGAGCGTCGGCTTCATCGTGGTGAAGTCGGGGGCTATGTTTGTCGGAGCGCCCGACTCACCGTCATACTCCTGGTACAGGTCTCCCTTGTCGCACATGATGGCAGGCATGTATACACCGGACTTCTGTGAGAATATCACCTGCCCGACCTTACTCGCTACGCTCATCGGTCACCTCCTCCCCGTCTTTATCCATGAAACCCTCCGGAGTGGCGACCTCCACCGGATCTTCCACGCCGTCTATCTCACCCTTGGCCTGCTGCGGGGAAAGGCACACGCCCCCGACTACTGCCGCCCGGTCGAATACCGTATCGCCGGGAAAGCCTGCCACATCGGCCTGCCATAACAGCACATTGCCGTCGGCAGTGCTGTTGCGGATTCCCGCCACTCCCAGCTTGTCCGCAACTTGCTTTGTAACCTTGATATAAAATGCCATACTGCTATCGATTAATGGTTAAACATCTCTTTTCCTTGCCACTATAAACTTACCGCTGTCATCCGTCACGTACTTGCCGTCAGATGTCACCACCGCCGCATACGGGCCCTTGTCAATCACCTTCAGCTGTAGCATCATGCCGTCGGTGCATGGGATGGAGGGCGAGTACCCGGCAGCGGCCAGCACGTATGAGGAGGCGCCGGCCGCCTTCGTGTACCATTCGCACTCAAGGATGGCCTGGGGATTGGGGACAATCCCTGCCGTATCACGGATGACCGGTTTCGGGTATATCATCTTGGTTCCGTCTGCCACCTGCTGCGGAAATCCCTCCCAGTCAATCTCGATGCTGGGAATACGTCTGCGGATGGTGGTGGAGACATAGTCTATGTCACTGTCCGGCTTGGATGAAGGAGCACCGTCCTTCGAGTACGATGCTTTCACGACGTAGGTCTGTTCGTGGCCGATATAGTCCCGGTCTATGGTAAGCACGTTTTTGGCAAGTGATACGAACTCCCAGTCATTGTCGCCGTTACCGTCGGTAATCTGCTCCAGTGCGCCCGTATTCAGCTTCCGATAGAAGAAGAACTTGCACTTGTTGGTTGCTGTGACATCTACATCGCCAACAAGCAGCTTGGCGGTAATGATATGTTTTGATATATCACGGCAAGGATTCCAATCCAAAGAAGAAGGAGAATCAATCACCAGCTTAGGCTGTGCTTCGCTGCCATCTACGGCGCGAACAAGACAGCTGAAACGGTAGACGTGCGTCTGTCCGGTACGCTTCGCATCGACATACTCGGCATAGAACTCCAGTGTTACCGGACTGCCGGGAACGGTATTCTTTTTCACTTGTATCTTACCCTTCTCGGCTCCGGTCTCGGTAATGACATAGCTCTTGTTGGCAGATGTAATCAATGTCCGTACACCGTTCAAGCGCTCGTACCACTTCATGTTGACCAATGACGCGTTGACCGCACCCACCTTGACCACCGCATCCGGGTCGGTAGCATTGCACCGGGGGAACAGCGTCAGGGGGGTAAGCATGTAGTCCGGAGTGTACTCGGCCTTGTCAGCCTGGTACACCTGCACGTCCGGTACGCTGCCGACAACCTCTATCCCGCCGCTGGTCTGGAGAGGGCGGTAGTTGACCTCTATCTTCTTCTGTATAGTCTGCATAATCAAGTATATGAAATGATTGTGACATCCTTATGACCTGTCTTCTCTTCAACCGCCTTTTCAAGACAATCATCCATACAATCACCATGAACTATTGTGATACGGATTACGGGGAACAATCCAAACACTTTATACCTGTATTCCACTACATGGCTTTTACCAAACTCCACTTTTGACACTCTGCTGACTTGCATAATTCATTCTTTAAAAGGTTATATAATTCATTGTCTCATAATTGTTCTGCCCGTCACGCAGCAATACCCGTGCGATGAACTTGCACCCGGTCATGTTCATATAGTCGGGACCGAGGTCGTTGACCGTCAGCGGCAGCGACTTGCCGGTTTCCGCGTGTGCGACCGCCCAAGCGTTGTCCTCGGTGACGTTACCCGTGTCGCGCGTCCACTCCACATCACTGTCAAGGATATGCGCCGTAACGTCACGGTTGTACAGCTCACCGGTAATGGTGAGGGTGGTAGCAAAACGCTCCGCATCGAAGTACCAGCCATTGGAGCTTTCTATATCGATGCTGAAATCCGGATTGCCCTCGACCATTGCCCAGCCCGCTGCTCCGTACTTCGGTTCGTCGGTAGTGCCGGAAACAAGACACATCCACTTGCATCCGTAGTGCCACACGGTATCGTACATCATCACACGTACAGTCTCGGTCTGTGCCTCGCGGTCGGCTTGGTAGGGTTCTGCTCCCGTGGCGGTCTCCATGCTCCACTCGCCGCGGTCGTTGGCGATGCGGGGCAATACGCCTTGGAAGTCGATGCGGTGGATGTCCTGCGCTACCAATCCCCGAACGTAGATATAAGAGTGCAGGTAGTTGATGGGCAGGTTGTCGAACAGAGACAGATGCTTCAGCCTGCCGACGATCACCGAATAGTTGCTTTCCTCAAGGATGGGTTTTGTGACCCCGTTAAGCATGCAGATACAATGCTCACGGGATGACAGATACCAATAACCCTGCCGTTCAGTATCAATCGGGTTGCCACGGTGTGATAATATCATCAACGGCTCAGGAGGATAATTCTTGCCACCCGGCACCTCACTATCAGGGTACATCACAGCGTTGATCGTATTGGCTGAGGTGTCAACATGCAAGACACGTAGCCAGGAGGTATAATACTTGCCGCCACCTGATGCAAGGTCATTGACAACACCATATACAACATCGTTTTCTGCCAGTGCAGTAAAGTCGTTATCCCACCGTTTCTTCATCTTCAGGCTGTATGTGCCGTCTTCAAGTTGCGATACACTTTCGATGGTACCGGACTCGGAGAAGGAATAGTCGCTCTCCATGGCAGAGAGACGGTTGAAGATAAGTTCAAGGACAGTAAGGGAATCGCGGACTTCAAGGCGTTCAAACTGCGCGCGGCCGTCAGGGAATATTCCGGCACCCTTGCCCGCGACCATAGAGTCGATAAACTCGCCGAACTTCAACAGAAAATTTGTGCCGTCAGCTCGATCTTTCCTCAGAAAAATCTTCTCCAATTCTTCAGGGGAGTATTTGGATAACAGATTCAAGATTCCGACCAGCGTGCGGCCTACCCGTTCTGCCGTATTTTCATTCTCTTGGGTAGCGTACCGTACCTGTAGTGCAAGTTCCTTGAGTATGTCAATCGTATCTGCCATATTATGAAACAAATGCCTTCCGGCAGTTCAAAGCTTTATAAGGTTCGGACAGACTAACAGCCGCAATCACGCCATAAAGCTGGTTATCATTGTTCACCACATAATCCGCTTCTACATCTTCCAAGGAAAAAGCAAGCCACAGCCTTTTCATCCTTTTGTCTTCCAAAATTTGGTTGAGAAACTCATCAAGAATGCGCTCGCACTTGTCAAGGGCAGCCTCTATCTGCTCATAGTCGGAGGTGTCGGACACATGTTCCACAATGAAGAGCAGGTAATCGCGGTCTTTTCGGTATGCACCCGGATTACCACCGTAACTGAATCCTGAGCCACGGTCCACAATCACTGCCGGATAGTGGAGTACGCTGTCCAGTGCTGTATGCTTCTCCCGTTCTGATGAGAGGAAGTGTACTTCATCATTCTCCTTGTGTCGTATATCGACATGCCTTTCAGCCAGCTTCTCTATGTATTCCGAAAAAGTCATTTCTTCTGTTTTTGAGCGTCACGGATTCTTTTATTCAATATACGGAATGCCGTTGCCACCGGCATTGCCTGGTATTTCTCCATCACCGCCACATCATCACCGACAAAGGCATCGAAGATGTCGAGCCAGTTGACAGACGGTGCTGTTGTTTTTTTCCGCTTCTCCTCCGGTTCCGGTTCATCATCCAACGGAAAGAGGAAAGGAAAAGCCTTTGAAAGCCACCTCTTGACAAAAACGTTGTTCAGGAATATGGCATACTTGACGTGCCTGTCCATTTTTGCCACCTTCATTATCCGTTTTTGCAGTATCAGCGGTTTCTGCCTGCTAAATAAGCCGTTTTTCCCACCCGACGGTAGGACAATATATTCGTTGTCTTTCAAATAGAGCATTGATACGAAAGTGTCCAGTGAGGCATCCTTGCCGTCACGGACATATCGGTTGAAAGCCGTGTCCACGTGCATGAAGTGCTCGAAACACATCCCCTTCAAGCGTTCTCCCGGTGCTTTCAGCCCGGAGACGGCAGGAAGGATAAAGCGGTCCATCCGGACACGGCAGTCGCTGATGAACTCCACCAGTTCGCTCAGCTTATAACTGTAATAGGTGTCGGAACCGACCCCGGACGGCATGGAATAGAAATCCTTCAGGAAGGATGGTTCGTCTATTTCTTGAAGATAAAGCCGCGACACGAGCAGGAACTGTGCCGGTGTCAGCTCCTCCCATTTCTGAGGTACCCGGCGGATTATCTCATGGCGGATTCCGAATCTACGGTATGCAATGCGAAGCTCCCTCATGTCCAGAACGTGCGTTTATGGTCATTGTCCCGGTCGTATATCTGCCTGGGATCACCCTCATAGAAATTCTCAAAACAGTTCCGTACCGTACGCAGCAGCACGGTCATGTACATGTCTGCATCCGCTTTCAGATTCTGAATTTGTACGGCGATACGCTCCGCATCGACGGGTCTCTTCTCCTCATTGCCCTTCTCACCCGGCTGTACAGTGGTGAAGTACAGCCCTCGGTCCGTGACGCTACCCGTCTCCATTAGCAGCCGTCTGACCGCCATTGCCACAATGTAGCGGGAGCAGGCAAGGCGCAACCGCTCCATGCTCTTCCGGGCTTCTTCATCTTCTGGGGGATTTACCAGTCCGTCAATCAGATGCTCATACAGCTTGTCACCGATGGCCGGCTGAAGGAGCATCTCCTCGGCAAACTTCAGGTGCGGCTGCAGGCGAAGGAAAACAATCCGGCTGCCATTGATAAAACAGACGTCATTGACATCCGCGGTACTGCGGACAATGGCCGATTTACGGTCTTGATAGGCCTGGGAGGACGCGAACTCCGGATATTCGGCTATATGGGCATACAGAAATTCAAGCAGCTCGTCGAGCGCATTGAACCCTTTGTTGCGTAACGATGCCCGCAGGTTGTCTTCCTGGTACTTGTACACCTGCTGGAATGATTCGCCGTTGTCGGATTTCTGACGTTGGAAGCCCGCATCGGTGATACGCATGCTGATTTCATCGAAATCGTTCCAGAACGCCAGGTTCGCGTTCGCGCGTTTGCAGATCTCCAGCAGGCGGCTGTCCAGTTTCTCCCGTTCGGTTGCCTCTTCGGTATTCTGTTCCAATACATCCGGATTTGGACCGAATTCGTATATCTCGACTACTTCGCCTGCCATCGCATCGCCCAATAACGGTACGAGGTATTGTCGGAAAGCATTCCGAAGCGGTGCCTCCATCATGTCAAAGGAGATGGCGGTGTTCACCTTCATCACCGCTTTCAGTTCCTTGCCGTTGTTCCATTTTTTTGCACTGAATATCATTAGCTCAATGTTTTTTTGGTACCGCTGCCGGTATCGAGGGTTACTAAAACGGTATTGCGGAAACGCAGCTCGCATTCCGGCATGCCGTTCATTTTGATATAGAGTTCTATAGGGTCCAGGATATTCTGCCGGTCAATCCACGCGTTGGCAATGTTCACAAGGAAAGCCTCACGGATATTGGAACCGCCCTGGTTGCCGGCATAGGTGCCACCGGGCATACCTGCACCGAGCACATTCGGATTCACCATCAATGCAAACAGAATTTCCGAGTTGGCGGCTGCCGACACCGGAAGATTGTCACTACCCTGGTATTTGTTCTCCAGCGGCTTGATTTTCCATTCCTCCTCAATCCTGCCGTTCATCTCGTTCACGGCATAATGCGAGAAGATGGGCTTCTCCGCATTGTCCGGTCCGCAAAGGTTCTGCTCCACAGAATCCATGTACTTCTGTATGGCCGCCTCACGTTCCTTGGCAGAATAGTCCTTGGACGGGTATTTCTTCTCCCAGTAGGAATACGGTATCTGTACATGCCACTTCCAGGTTATCTGGTTCTTGTAGGCTTTCTTGAGGAAATGGGGGATAAGATGGGCTATCTCCACCCATCCACAAACGTAGGCAGGCCACCAGATGGGCATGCCGTAAAGGTCGTCATTGCTCCAGCTGTCGCGTACCGGCATGATGAAACCGTCCTTCACCTTTCCGGCAAACTTCAACACTTCAGCGTGCATCTGCGGGTCGTATTCGGAGAGGACATCCAGCCTGGTGTATTGTCCCTTGTCCGGACGTTGCGGCCAATATCCAGAAACGATGCATTTGCAGGCACCGTATTCGTCCACTTCGGAATAACGGCGGTAAAGCGCATTGACCGGATTGACCCCTGCAAAAGAATTGCCGGCAGCCGACGGCACAAACTGGACGGCACCGTTGCCGAATTTCAAGTAATCCCGAAGCACCTTCTCCATGTAGCGCCTCACATTCCGGGAAGCAATAAAAGCTTGTACCCGGCTATCGGTAACGGGCTTCAGCATCTCGTTGCCGCCATTGTCGTAACCCGCCACCGTGCATGGATAAATACCCTGACCGAGAGTCAGATTTCGGAGGAATTTCAGTCCGGTGTTGAGCACGCTGGTATTCCCGATTTCCTCAGCCGCTTTCTGGGGGAAATCATTCTCATCCCCCCATGGGCGGATCTTCACTCCGTCGATGTCTATATAGGAAACATTCGACAAGTCATATGGCGCCAGGATTCGGGTACGCTCCTTCATTTCGTTCTGGGGTGTCCCCGTCGTTTCGCCGAATATGTACGTGGACTGCATCAGCAGGGGAATGCCGCTTGAATTAAACAATATGTTCATCAGAATATTATTTTCTTTTTGTTATACTCCAGTATCAGGTCAATATCCACAGGGTAGGGGTGTCCTTCCGGATTTCCCTTGCAGTCGCAGGGCTGCACACCCCGGAGCTGGTATTCCTTCATGTTCATGCGTCCTGCACCGCAGGCGTAGGCCTGGGGCATGAAATAGACCTTGCCTTCCTTACTGACGAACTTTATCGAAAAGATGCGCCGGCGTCCGCGTTCGTCCGTGCGGATGTCCATGTCGGCCAGAGCCAGGTTTCTGCGTATTGTCTCCATATCGTTATATCATTCAAATGTTCTGTCAAATGTGTAGTCAAATATTCCTCCACCGAACGAGTACCGGTCAAATACCTGGTGCTTTCTGCTTGCCGGGCAGAAGGTGAGGTTCACGTTCACCCGCTGGTTTCCCATCTTGGTATGGGTAAAGTCAATGTCCGTGATGATGATCTCCATCGGAAGCGATGGCGTGTCATACCATCGCTGTACCGGAGAAGTCAGCATGTCCACCAATGCCTTGTATTTGTTTTCGTCCAGATAGCCGGTATTGACAGTGCGTAAATCGTTGAAGAAAGGGCTGAACCTCCGTTTCTGTTTCGTCAGGTCCGCAATATCCCCCTCCAGTTCCGGACTGTACTGTACCAGTCCGGAAAATGAAATCGATTCCGGGAGTCCGAACACGTTATAGTAGAGGAACTGGTGCATTTCCCGGTGGTTCTGCCGGTCAAGGACATACCTTACAAGGTCTGTCAATGTACCGTTGGTGATGCGTGCGTCATACGATATGATATTGTCGCATTGGACGCCTGAGAGCCGGCTTATCTTTACCGGACTCATGTTATATGCCGTCATGCGGTCTGTGCCGGACAATTCGAGCTTTACGGTTTTCTTGATGCTGGAGCCGGACTCCATGTATATGATGTCTATAAATACCTCTGTCCTGGCCGAGACGAAAAAGGAGAGATAGTCAATGCTGTTCTGCCTGATATGCTTGATTTTATATCGGGAGTAGAAGATAAAGTCCGTCTGCGGATCAAAAGACACATGATACCTTGAGTAAAATACATGCAGGGTATAGTTTTCGGTGGATTCGCTGTCCGAGAGTTCCAGCCGTACCTCCATGGGCGGCAAGGCCACACGGTCATCTCCACCGTTGAGCTCAGGACGTACAAAATACTCATTGATAATGTCTCCGGGGTCGCAAATGATGACTGTGTTGCTGTGGTCCGGATAATAAATTTCGGACAGTGCCTCCTGCCCGTCAACCTCTATCTTGAGGCCCAGTTTGTCATGCACGTCCGCAATGCGGATGTCCTGCATGTCAGAGGAAAACACATATGAGTCATTTACAAGATTTGTCACCATCTCCATAAGTCTTTAGATACTCCCAACACCAGCGACCTGTTGTACAAGTCATAACCCGCCCTGAACTCCCAGGACTTACGCCGGTACCCTGCGGACAGTACACATCCGTAACGTCCCGCATCCATTCCCACCACCAGCGCGTTGTTGCAGACGATCGGTTGCCGGTAGTCCACCACTACCGTGCGGTCAAGTAATGAATTGTGGGATATCACGTCGGTCAGCTCCACTTTCAGGTAAGGGCGTTCAATAATTGTATCAAGATAATGCTTCTCCGAGAAATAGTCGGCCAGTATAGCCGCCGTATCCACTTCTGTGGGTACCTCACGGACAATCACCTCCGCTGCCGGAATGGCAGGGCGTATTGTGTCATGCCTGACCACCGTTTCCGGTACGCGGACAATGCTCCGTTTCCGGGAACCCAGCCAGTGGCCGGCCCAGCCGGAGAGAAATGCGATAACCGCACAAAGCAACATATGGCTAACCTTCCGTCTCATCGGCCTTTTTTCTGAATTTATCCGTGACTGTCACCCACAATATTCCCACCTGCTTGATCAGCGCGTCTTTCGGCTTGCCGTCGATGACCGCCAGGTTCTCCAGTATGCTTGTCACGTGCTCGACGCAGAACCAGGTCATGACGAACACCTTGACAATAGAGAAGAACAGGGTGGCCAGTAGCATGATAAAGCTTTCTTCCGCTCCGGCCTTGCTCTCCAGATAGAACGAGTGGGTGATATAGATGATGGTCAGCCAGATACACAGCTTGATGATGCAGCGTGAGAAACGGAAGCTCTCGAATCCTATTCCCTGGACCTTGCTTGCCCGGATGCCCGTCCACATCTCGGAGACAATGGCAACGAGCATGGCCATGGCCAGGAACGGTGTAACGCCTATCCATTCGCTGACTACGGCAGTGACGGCGCTGAAGGAGATGGCCGGAAATTGCAGGTTGTACTTGAAGCTCGGAGCCACCGAAAGAAAGAACTCCTTCGGTGAATCATACCCATAGGTGGCGACGAATCTTGTGAAAAAGCGTATCATATCTCTTTTTTTGTCACAAAGATAGAAGCCAACCATCCGTTCTCATAGGACAAAAAAAGCCCCTCCGTGGTTGAAGGAACGGCAACACGACCAGTCATTCCGCTTTTCGGGCCCCATTCCGTTTGCGAGCATGCGAGCAAACGGAATGGGTGCGCCCTGCACCCCTTCCGTCAAATCAGCCCCTCATCGCCAAAACTGTAATATCCACCATTCGTTATAATCACATGGTCTATCATCCTAATATTGAATAACCCTGCCGCCTTCTTAAGCTGCTCCGTCAGTTTCTTGTCCTCATTGCTCGGTCGGATGTTGCCACTCGGATGGTTATGCACCGCTGCAAACTGCGTAGCCCTCGTATCAATCAACACTCGCATAATCAGCCTTATATCCGCTGAAGTCTGGGTTATGCCGCCTACCGATATACGTACTTTCTTGATGAGCTTGGCAGATTGATTGAGAGATATGACCCAAAACTCCTCATTCGGCAAATCTCCTATCAACGGCCCCATCAGTTCGTATATGTCTGCACTCCCGAATATCTCCCTGCGTTCCACCTGCTGCGACTGTTGCCTCTTGTATATCTCCACGGCTGCCACGGCTACCCTCCTGCGTCCAGGAGTCAAAGAGGAAAACAATTTTTCAAGGTCTATCACTTCGTTGCTGCGTTCGATGTCCGAAACAATCTGTCTGTTGTTGCTGATTTCGTACAAAAGTTCACTGTCGCTCATGTAGCGGCATGGGCTATCAAATAAAGTATCCATAATATTCGTTTTTTATTAGGTAGCCCACCCGAAAGTGGGCTATTCTGTTTGTTATTCACTGATTAGAAGCTGCTCCAGTTCTTCGATTTTCGATTGTATTTTTTTCTTCATAAACTTTATGAACTCTTCCAGCAAATAACGGTTAGAAATGGTAAAGATGTCGCTATTACTGCCATAACCCGAAGCGTCCGTAAATCGCAATTTATAGAGGGGCGTTTCAAAAGAGTTGTCCTCTTGCAGCTTTCCTGCCGCTTCATCCAGCTTATCCATAGCGTTGATGAATGCGGTACGATTACGGGAAATCTCTTTTTTCCGTTCCAGCTCGGCCAAACATTTCTCCAGCTCTTTCGTCTTGCGGTTGATTTCCTCCTGCAATTTGGCTGCCTCGTCCTTCTTGGGGGTCTTCCCCTTACCCCTGGGCGTATCTGGCTTTTCCGCTTTCTCTTGTTGCTGTTGGGGCTGTTTTCCCTGCTTTCCTGCCTCTTTCATGGTTTCTACTGCTTTAGTTACTTCCTGACCGATTGTTTTTACTTCTTTTTCCATTGATGTAAATTTTAAAAAGTTAATAATTAATGATTTATAAATAGTTGGTTAACCTACTTCTCTAACTTGTGTACCTGGCTTTCGGCAAAGAGATAGCATAAAGGAAAAAAGTCCTCTTTTGCTTCCTCTTCCTTACCCTGCTTTTTCTGTTCCTCAATGCGCTGCTTTTCCGCTTTCGATGTGATGGGCATTCCCCATATAAGCAGGGCTTTTTCTCCCTTGCGGACGGTGTAGCCAGCATCTTTCCACTCCTTGAAAGTCTTTAGGTTGGTATACCCCTTGCAGGCATAGTAAAACCGCAACAGACCGTTTACCGTGTCATCCTCGTTACCCATATATTCGCCCAAATTTCTGCGAGCGACCAACGACTGCGACAATGTTTTTAACTGCTGCCTTTTCAGCAAACGTGCTTCACGTTCTTTCTTTTCGTCTCTTTCCTTTTTCATGATTCTATATATTAATATGTTATGTATTAAAATATTACGCCTCTATAATCACATAATCCTCCACCGTCTGAAAGTACGGGTCAGCCGTTGAAAGCAGTTCCCACTTTTTCCCGTTCATATCCCGAAAAAGAATGCTCAACTCCCTAATCCCGTCAAACTTCTTTAATATTCTGTACCCCTTAAAATATTTGTTCAAGACCTCGATAGCTTGTTTGTAAGTGAATGTTTTCATAATGCTGCAATTTTTATGTTGAACCTTGAGCTTCCGGGTGTGAGCCTTTTCAAATTTGGCTGTTTCCCTGATTGGAGCTTTTTTTTTCTGCGTCGCCTGTCGCTACGCGGTATGTTTCGCCTTTTTTACGCTGCATCAAAAGGTGTTGTAAGGAGCAAGAGCAAGTTTTTCAGAAAACCGGAACGGCCTGAATACTACCCGAAGGGTGGAGATTTTTTCGGAAATGCCAGCCCGAACTTGAGCCAGTGACGTCAACATTTACCTTTGCAGCACAAAAAAGCGAAATAGCGTGGTGATAGGGGACAGAAATGAAGGGCGACAATCAGAAAAGGAAACAGCCTGAAAATACATAGTTGAAGACTATACCGCTCTACGGTCTCTACCTTAGCTATTGAAACGGAAAAGACCGGGTCTACCTGCATGGATGCGGACAAACGCAAGTAGCTGCCGCTACTTACCGCTGAGACGCGCAAAATCCGTACTGGAGGAAATAGATTTGCCTGCCTGTTCCTTCAGTACGGATTTTGCGCGCGCCGTACTCTTTGTTAATGAATGTTATAAGAAATATACTTCTTTGATAATGAATACAGAATACCCCTCTTTCCATCCGAATGGAAACAGAAACGGAAGTTTCTGCCGACCGCGCCCTATCCAAAAACGCAACCAAAAACGCAAGAAGCAAGGAAATATGACAAGGAGGATGCCCCTCGGCCAGTCCTGCACACGGCGTTCTGTCCTAAAGTGCAGCGATTCCCATTGCGGACGTTGCGAGTCCTGCCATAAGCATTGCGATTGTGATTGCGGATGTATGTGTATGAGGTGAATCAGATACGTGCGTCCACGAATCCGTATGCCTGCCTGAGCAGGTGCCCGTACTTCGTCCATACACGCTTATCCACCGCATCACCGAAGTGGGTGGCTTCTTCCGGAAGAATGGACTGGTTACGCTCGCTGCGCTTATCCTTGGCAAAACGCCCCTCGCGGTCCTCGATGACACGCGTATTGTTCATGGAGATGAGTGTATATTTGCATTTCGAGCCGTTGAAACGCTTCTTCGGGAACCGTTCGTCTTTCTCTGCCAGGATGGAAGCCCAGAGCAGGTACTTGTCATGCTGCGGTGGCTCCATGCCCGCATGGGTGTGCTGTTCTACCGTCCACCCGTGCTTCTCCAAGCGCTCGATGGCAAGCTCGTTGTAGGACTTCTTGTTGTTGGCACGGCGTGCATCCCCGTAACGGTCACGGTAATAATGCAGGTGCTTGTTGATATGGTTACGGTAGTAGTGGCAGAACTTGTCCATCAGCGCGTTCACCATGGTATCATCCTCTTCATCACGTTTGACAAAGAACTCGTTGATGTTGTTGTCTACCGGCTCACGTGTCAGCAGCTTCGTCACGAAGTCATAGTTGCGCTCCTGCGCCACTTCCAGGAATGAGGCAGCACTACCCCAGTCGGGTGTCAGCTCTATCGGCTGGTTGGGATTGCAGTCCAGGTCACGTCGGCTGTCATCGTTATTGGCAAGCTGCTGCCAGTTGTAGTTATGATCTTCGGCAAAGTCACGGATATAGTCGTCATTGGTCGCATTGTAATAGATATGGCGTTCATCCAACTGGTAGTAGCAGCTATCAATCTTATCCACCATGAAGTTCAGGATCTCTATCATGAAGGAAAGCTTATCCATCACCTTGTACTGGTTCAGGATATAGTTCATGCCCACATTGGCGATGTTGTCGAAGATGGAGCCAAGGATAAAGAGCGTGCCGTCACGTGAAACGAACGGCGTGATACTTTGCCTGAGACGGACGGTCTCGTTCCAGATCTCCTTGAACAGTCCCGCATCATTCGCAATCCTTGCATCAATGAGCTGCATCTGTAACCGCACAATCTTATTCCAGACATCAAACAGCCGGATGCCGCGTTCTTCTTCATAATACTTGGCCGGTTCAAGCAACCATTTCTGTTCGGGCGTGTACGGCATGGAGGAGAGGAAGGTGTTGCCGTGGTGCTTCAGCACCGGATGCTCCGACTTGCGCCCGAAGATATGCTCATTGCCACGGTTGGTCGGCGCCGCCTCCTGGTCGAACTTCTCCTTGTCGAGCGTCAGCGCTTCATCGGTGATGTTGTAGTCCGCATTCGGACCGCGGCTGTTACCGCCCTGAGTAAGTATGTAGAGCATATGCCCGTTGCTGAAGCTGATGCCGTACTCGAATGACATGATGTGCTCGTATGGCTTGTACCATCCTTCGATGGGACGGCGGCACACCACATAGTCACCGGTCTTGCTGACCGGGTCCCACTGCTTATAACCGAGCATCTCCAGCATCTTGAACGCTGAAGGCAGGGTTTTAGTCAACGCCTGCCCGATGGTGGCCTGGGTGAGCGTAGTAATCCCTCGCGGCATGAGCCGGATGTTGTCATCTATCACGGCACCGGTAATGAATGATTTACCCGTGGCACGCGAGTAGATGACATATCCGTTCTTGTACGGCATCACGAGGAATGCCGCCTGCGCCGGATTGACCTGTATGACCTCTTCCCAGACGTTTTCGTCCATTGTCCTGCCGTATCAATATCGTGGGAAAACAATGTAGTTCACACCTTCGGAGGAGGTCATGCGGGGCATGTCCTGTCCGGTATCAGCCAGCAGCTGCGGTACCTCTTCCGGCCTGAACCTGGCAGATACGGTACAGACAATCTGTGTCTTGTTGACCGATACCATATCAATGTGCTTATGGTCAACCAAGTAAGAGATGAGTCGTTTGTTTGTCAATTTTTTCATGGGTAATCTGTTATGAGTTCATTATTTCTTCAGCTTGTGCGTCGTCGATAGGCGTGTACATCGAATCCACCAGAACCTTCTGCTCTTCCTGGGAAAGGTTGCGGACGGCATTCAGGGGAATATCCACCTTTTGCCCCATACTGTTGATCTGGATGTAGAATACATTCTTCTCCATGCGTCGCGGGTCCTCGACGGAAGCCGGCTTCTCACCAATCATCTGATGCAGCACTTTCTTGGCGTTGTTCCATTGCTTGAGATCACCTTTGAGCTTGCAATCCCGGATAAGCTGAATCTGGTCCTTGATCATCCAGGAATACCAGAAGTCCCAATCGAACTGGTGCTGTGTCTTGAACAGCTCTTTTGCCAGGGCGATGTCCTTCCTTATCTGGGTACGCGAGATACGGTATTTTGCCAGCATGATGTTGATGATGTGGCTCTCGTTCGGATAGTCATCCAAAAGACGTGCTATCTGCAGCACCCGGTTACACTGTACACGCAGATGCTCCGGCAGCGGACTGTTCTCCGGGTCGATGATGTGCTGTTGTATCAGGTCGTAGGATTGCTCCTCCAGTGAGGCCTTGCTTTTGGATGCCGTCAGACGATTGTTATTCATATTCAAGATACTGCTGTTGCGATTTGATGAACTTGATAAGCTCCTGCTGTGCCGGGTTGCTGCCATTGACGGCCGACTTGATGAGTGACTCCCGGAGTTCAACCGTCTGGCGAAGATGCCCCCGGTAGAAGGCGGTCCGGACTTCGGTGCCCGGTGTGCGGAGTTCCGCGAGAAAGTCCGTCTCATCGGCATCTATATTGATGGCTATCAGCCCCGGAGGGATCAAACGATAGGCCATCTTCTCTATCTCCTCACGTTGTTCCTGAGTCAAATTCATCATTCAGCATTTTAAAGTCAAAATCAAAAATATCTCTGCCGGTATGGATGATTCCACGTTCCAGCTTCGGGTTGTGCGTGGCGTTCTGGCTGCCCACTACGGTAATCTTCCAGTCCTCGTTATACAGCAGCGCCACCTTCGCATGAAGCGCGAGGCAACGGTAGCAGTCCGGGAACGTGGTCACCAGATAATCGAACGGTTTGGGTGATATGCTGCGTACCCGGTTGTCTATCAGGAACCGCACTGACAACAGCTCGCCCGTTTCCACTTTCCGGTGAATCGCCGCAATGCTGTCCATGGAGATGGAATAGGTGGTAAGCAGCAGGTGTGCCGGCCCCGTCTGTCTGAGAATATAGAAAATCAACTGGATCAAGTTGAACGCCCCTGAAGAGTAGAAATGCTTGTCCCTGCCGGGTACCAGCACCCCCATGGCGTCCGGATGCAGCAGCTTCTCCGCAGCCAGGTCGTGGCCGGAGGCTGCCGCATCCGTTCGGTGGATGTAGCCTGTCGGGTATCGGTCTCCCTGCATAGGACTTACTGCATCATCCACCGGCATCATCTTATTCTCAATCTCGCTGCAACAGACCAGCATAACCTAACCTATTGCAGTTCTGCCAAACGATATTCTATCCTTTCCACCAGTGCTTCCTGGACAGCCACCTTCTTCTCGTATTTCACGCGTTTGGGGCAGTCGGGAAGGGGATTCTCCTTGCCGTCCTTGGGCTTGCTTTCCGAAGAGTACAGCAGCATGTTCCTTGCCTTGGTAATCTTGCTCTTGGCATTGGATTTCGCTTTCTTCAGTTCTTCCACGGATAGGGAACTGATGTCGGTCTCGTCCTCTTCCTTTTCCGGATTTTCTTCGGGGGTATCCGTTTTTTTGTAGAGTTCGTCCAGCTGTTCTTCAGTCGGCAGTTCCCTGTCCTGCTCGAACTGCCTTTTGATGGCAGCCAGCAGTGTCATGCGGTTGGAGAGAAAGGCTATACGGGCGACAATATCCTTGCGCTGCGTGCATACAGCCTGCGTGTTTGTCTCACCCAGTCCGGCAAGCATCCGGTGCTGGAGTGAACGTTCGTTGTAGCATTCCCGGAAATCATAGATGATTTTGGCCATCACCGGAGGATAGGCGGGCTGTTCGTCCGCCTCACGCGCCAATTCCCTCTCCGCAACGGCGACAATGGCGGCAGCCGTCTCTTCGGGAACCGTCTCGGAACGCCCGTCATTGCCCGGCATTGCATCATCTGCCAGGTCCACATCCTCAAAGCGCGGATCATCCGGATGGTACCACACCTTGATCATCTGCCGGATCTCGTATTCCAGCTTCTCGCGGGTATGCGGCTTTTCGCCCTGGCGTGCCAGACGTGCGGCGACAAACCCCTTATATCCAGAACGGGTCAGGATATTCACACCGGTGCTGTAATCACGTTTCTGCGAGTTCAGCCACTTGATGCCGTCCCTGCGCGCCTCGATGTAGTTCTGTGTAATCTTTGACATTGTATGTACGTTGTTTTTTGATGATACGCAAAGCTATTGCGATTTTTGTTGCCGGAATAGGACAAAACAAAATGTCCGCCCCTGCGTGAGAGCGAGAGACGGACATGAACAACCAATCATGAACAAAAAAGTCTTATGGATCTTCTGATGCGGCTTTTACAGTCAGGATGTCCTCCGTGTCTCCCTCATACACACATTTGCGCGGTGCGGTAAAGGTGTAGTGGAGGGTGTTCTGGTTGCGGGCAGTGGAGCTTGCTCCGGTAGTGGCGCCGTCACCCGACGCACGGAGCGCGCCGCGCCGCTTGTCACCCATCAGGTAGTTCGTGCCGTTGTTGTCGGTCACGATAAAGAACATCTTGCGCCCTTTGGTCGCATTCTCAAAACCGAATATCTTCTTCCGCATTTTGGCCGAAATGATATTCAGGTCCATCAGGAACGATTCCCCGCCGCTTTCTCCCTGGTCGGTAATCTTGAACTCGGCCAGCTCGTCGGTGAAATCCATCTTGTATGCACGACAGTTTTCCTTCATGACCAGGTCGCCAACCAATGTACCGGCTTCTTCAAGAGAAAGAGGGGATTCCGTCTTTTTCGGGTAGTCCGGCCATGTGGCCACATCCGCATGATAACCGAAGATGACGGACGGTATGATACCGCCCATGTTGTCCTGGTTCTCGCAGTCCATTGCCTCGTTGATGTCATCAAGGGCAATACATAATTTAGGGTCTACTTCTGCCATAGTCGTAGGGTTTATTCGGATTTAACAACATAGGTGCCCGTCACCTTCTCCACTTTGCCTGTAGCGGGCGTCTTCTTCTGCACGGCAGGAGTGGTGTATCCGGCAGCTTCCAGGAACTCGACGGTATATTCCTTTCCACCGGGAACTGCCACATATGTACCGGACTCACGCCAGGCTTCCTCGCCCTGGATGCGCCATTTGCCTCCGTTGTTGACCGCTTCATCCGGCGTAATGGTCACTTCAATGTATCCGAACGGATTGGTTCCTTCCGGGTCCACCGGACGATCGTTGACGCAGAACTCGGACTTGTGCACAGACACGAACTGGAAGCCGATCACATACTTGCCCGCAGCGTCGAAGGTATAGGGGTTGCCGGACATGAACGGCTTGATGGACTTGAAGTCGCTCTCCTTGTCAAAGCCGTAGCATACGTTCTCCTTGGTGGTCAGCATGACGAACTGGCTGCCGTCGGGAAGGTTCGGAACGCGCACCAGCTCGCAACGGTTGTTGGAACCAAGCAGGTGCTGCGTGTCGGAAGTGTCCTCCTTGAGTCCGATGACAATGGTGCCTTCGTCCTTGCGCCAGTCATCGTACATGTCTCCCAGATCGTCGGAAATGAACATCTTGATGTTCTTCTTGCGCTTGAAGGTACGCGGCATGTGGCGCCACATTTCCAGCAGCTTCTCTCCGATATCGGCACGGGACAGTTCACCGGTCGCATAAACGTTGCCCTCGGAACTGGAGATGTCCCCGACAGCCTCGCCTTCGGTGATGATGGTACCGATACCGTCGAAAGAGTCCTGAATGTCTGTCTTTTCTTCATCCGCACTGTATTTTGCCGTGAAAATGGCAAACAGCAGGTCATTGGATGCCAGTTCGTGCCCGTGGTTGATCAGCCACAGCTCGAACGGGTGTTCCTTGCGGAGTGTACCGGGAACCTCGGCGATGTAGGTGCGTCGGTAGCGCTCAGGCTCGTCGGACATCTCCATTACAACGGGACGCACAACCAGACGTCGGGGAACAATCTTGCCCAGATACTTTCCGGCAGTGAACTTGCCGGTGTACTTGCCGGAGATGCTTCCGCCCTCCACCTTGCCCAGTTCAAGGGAGTCGGTTATGCCCGGTACCGGAGTGAAATGTCTCAACACCTCCGAGGCGTCGAGCTTGTCGACCGCCTTCAGGATGTCCTTGTGCTTTTTTACCGCGGTCAGAACGGCGGTAATGTCAATAGGTGCTTTAAAATCCATAATAGAATAGTTTAGTGTTACTCGTTCTCAAAACTGTTGATCGGGTCTGTGGCGATGTCCGCAAACTTGTTGTCTTCGTTCGCTTCCCGGTGGCTGTCGGTACCCGTTCCGGGTATCTTGGCGACAATATCACGGATAACTTGTACCTTGGCCTTGTTGTCGGCGGCATTCTTGATGCTGTCACTCAGGCTGTCAAGGTCATTCACGACTGCCGTCAGACTGTTTTCGGCGGTCTCCTTGGCAGTGTTGGCGACAGCCAGGTCATTCTCCGCTTTGGCTTTCGCTTCGTTGGCGGCCTTGACGGCGTCATTGATGGCCTGCAGATTCTCTACGGTAAGCAACATCTTGCCGTCTTTTTCCTCAATGCCTTCGCTGTTGAGGATCTGGTTGATGAAAGTAAATTCTTTACGCATAACTGTATTTGAAGAATTAGAAATGTCAGTCTTGTTGCCGGTAGGGAACAGCCCTTTGATACCGTCGATAATCTGGGAGACCAAGTTTTTGTCACGGCCTTCCGGTTCCGGCTTCCCCTCCGAATCGATAGCCGGCAACGGTAGACCAAGCGCGGTGAAGCAGTCGGTCATTTCATTGGTCACCTGCGGCTTTTTATGGGTACCGGGAATGATCCTGTCTATGAATCCCCATTCCTTGGCTTCGGCGGCAGGCATCCAGCGTTCCTCTTCCATCAGGGTGATAATCTCCTTCAGGCTTTTGCCGCTACGGTTGATGTACTTCTGTGCAATCATCAGGTCAATGGCTTCCGCGCTCTTCTTCTTGTTCTGCAGTTCCTTGATGGTGTCCTCCAACTGGTCCGCATTGAGCTGGCCCCAGATGTCCACTCCCAGGCTGCATTTATGCGCCAGCCACATGCCGTCCTCGTGCATCTCGATGGACTTGGCGCCGAACGCCAATATGGTGGCCGCCGAAGCGTTGAAGCTGATGAACTCCACCGTCACATTGCCGTGCTCGGCCATCAAGGCGGACATGGCGACCGCTTCGGCCACATCACCGCCATAACTGGAAACTTTCAAGCGTACGGGCTGGCCTTTGGCCTTGTCAAGGAAGTATTTCAGATAGTTTTTGTTGTACCAGTAACGGTCAATCGCTCCGAATAATGTGATAACTGTCTCGTTCATAAAACTTATTTTTGCGCAAAGAAAAACGCAAAAAAAACGGTACCCAAGGACATCGGGCACCGTCAGCGGACAGATAAATATTTGACTGAAAGAGTGTTGCGTGTCAGCAAAGGAAGCCGTACGGTTATATTTCCTCCATGTTTTCAATATAGACGGTCGGTTCATCCTGGATGCAGGTGAACGTGAATGAGATGCCGTTCCGTTCCGACACGGAACGTCCGCTTGTCTTGTTTGTGGCGAACAGCATGAGTGCGTCCTCCTGCCCGCACCAATGGACCGCCCCGTTGCCGTCTACTGCCAGTACATACCACAAGCCACGCTCCAGCATCTCCATCAGCTGATGGTTCGCCGGGGAAAGTTTCGGAATCACCCCTTCAATGGAAACGTTCCAGCAGTCCCCCGCGTCATTCACCTCCTTGTCTTCATTATAGGAATAGGTGTCATTGGCATATACCGGTATGGAAACAATATCCTCCCGGTTGCGGAGTTCCAGATAGTTCAGACCGGAGGCATAGTCCTTACGGATTTGCACGAACGAGGCCGGAGGCACGGCAATCACCTGCAACAATCCTCCGACGTTTTCAAAATCATAATGCATTGCTTTCATAAGCCATTTTTCCCTGCTGGGAAATTGTCCCGAATTCGGACAACTTCCCCAAAATTATACGGTTAATAAAGTCTAAAATCGTGGTATTCTCCACCGTTTTCCTATATCCATGCCGATTATACTCCCTGCGGATAGTCTCATAAGACCAGGTGTCGTCATCAAAGCCGAAGCTGTTTTGAAAGTTGCGGATGGCGGTTGAGAGTGGGATTCCGATACTGACATGGGTGTCGAGATAGAGGAAAAGCATCTGCTTGATCCGTCTTTCCACCTTGCTGCCGAACGCCACCACTTCGGTATTCGACATCGCCCATCCGTATCGGTAGAAGTCATCACGGCGTATCTCCACCGCCACGTTGGCGGTATATCGTGCCAGGTTCCGGTATCTGTTCTCGTATCGTCCGGGTTTTGCAAGCCTGGAAAGGAAGTCGTTCTGCAGCTCCTTGTCCGGGGACAGATTGACTATTTCAGTCCAAGTGTCGTCCGGGGCATTGAAATTGTACAGCAGGAATTGCTTGACATAAGGCTTGCAAGGGAGCCAACACACAAATCGGTCTTTTTTCGTCATTTAAAACATTGATTTTTACACAAATATACAAAATACCGGTAATATAGCCAAGCCCTTGCACGAATATAGCGTAAAAATCGTGCGACAGTACTTTTGTACATGGTTTGTTCTGTATATTATTGAATATTAAGTTGTTATAATCGTACAAAAAGCGTACAAAACCGTACTAATTCTTTCGTTTGCGTACTTTTTGCCGTTTTTTGAAGAAAAGTACAATTCGTGCGCTATTCGTGCACGATTCGTGCGGAATTTGTACGCTTATAAATATTTGTATATCAGATTGATATATGCTTAATTCCGCACATCCGTACGAATGCACGATTTTTTCTCTGTTTTTTAAGGTAGTCCAATTTTAAAAAGAAGAATAAAAAAAGAATAATATACCCCCTCCGGGAATTCTCATGTCTGCTGCCACTTCCATGCACGTTTGTCCGAATCGTTATTATGACGGGTTGGGGGGAGGGGGGAAGGGGCAGAAGAAAAAACTGCATCCGACTGTACTCACGCACAGCCGGATGCAGACAAATACCTAATATGCACTTTCAAGAATACTCCGCATTGTGTTTTCCGGGAATGTCATCACGGAAAATCTTCCGGATAGAACACCTTGCAGATGAATTCATATTCACGGGGAATGGAACGGACTCCTACAGCCACACACAAGCCTCGCGCCGCCATTTCATACAAGCGCTGGTTGGTGAGTACGGCTCCACGGAAATTGTAGCTGCTGCAGAAAACGAAATAGGCCGTCGCCAGGTCTATGCCGTAGATGTCGTTCGATATGATTTTCGCTGCATCCGAAGGGATGAGTGCGAAACCGAGCCGTACTGCCAGGCGGCTCAACAGTCTCTTGCGTTCAGCCGGTTCCGGAGAAACGACCACCAATATTTTGTGCTCTTTTTTTAGCATGATTGTTTGCGTAATTCGTTGAAAATATGTATCTTTACATCGTAATAAATTGGCATATTCTATCCCTTTCTCCATTTCGGGATGAAGCGGTTCCCGGAAGGTTTAAAGCCGGTTGTCCGCCGCACATACTCCATATCATCCGACAGTTCCAATTGTCCTGCATACTTGTCATAAGGCTGTTCCGCAATGAGAGTCTTCACGATGTCCCGGAACAGTTCCAGGTCTTTTTCCCGGCAACGGTCTGAAATACGAAACCGGCAGCCTTCCGGCAGATCGACACACATCAGATACACCGCATCATAGAACGCCATGAAACGTTCGGGTGCCATCTCGTAGAGCGGCATAAGTCTGGCCATGATACTGGAATGTGTCTCGCTCATCAGAATGCAAGTTTGTTGTCCGGATTGCCAACCGGTAGTTCATGCGGGTCACTCTGGGGTGTCTGCTCTCCGGCTGTCTTGCCTATGGTGAAATACTCCACTCCTCCGGACTTGTCATCTATAACCGGTTTCCCGTCCTTGTCCAGGAAGAGAGGCAGACCGCTTTTGGCGTCATACTTGTGTGGGTTGAACACCCAGCCCTTCCATTCGCAGTATTTTTTTATCTTTTCCTTGAAGGCAGTGGTACTGATGTATTTGCTTTGTTGCGGATCATAGTTTCGGAAATTATCATAAATCTCCTTGCGTGGGGTACGGCGGCAGTGCTCTTCGCTGCTGAAGTATTTGTCCGCCCAGGATATGATGGTCTCGCCAATCTCCTGCCTTAGCTTACGCTGCTGCAGGCGTTCGCCCGGTGCCTGCACGACCCCGAATTTAAGATAGAGCTGTATGCAGTTGGCCAGCATGTTCCAGGTCAGGTTCCACTGGGTGAAGTCCCATTCGGAAAAGAACAGCACCCCGAAATCATCCATGGGCTTGTGCTTGTCATTATAAAAATCGGAGAAGGCTATCAGCCATTGCCTGTCGGTATAGCTGGAACCGGTACCGCGGATGGCATGGTTCGTAGGAATATATACTTTGGGTGATTTGGCGAACGGATAAGTGATACGTGCGCCACCCTTTTTGTTCACGGTCCAGTCTCCGGTGAGATTGGGGAACAGAAACTCGAAGTTGAAGTTCAGCATGACATCGTCGATGAATACCAGGCGTGTCCGTTCGTCGATGTCATTCCAGATAAAGCTGTCGTTGAAGATGTCCGTCCGTTTCCCGGATATATAGACTGTATCGACAACCTGGCGCATCAGCTCACCGACAAGTGACTTGCCGCTGCGTCCGTTGCTGTCACCGACTTCCGACTGCTTGCCGTCCATGCCGATAACGGCACGTGTCACGTTCGCGTCCTTGCATTCCATCAGCATGTAGCCGATGGCGCACATCTTTGAAAGCAGATGAAGGTTGTTTTCAAAGATTTCACTCTCCTCAATCTCTTCAGGCCTCTTTCTCCAGGTGAAATTGCTGGTATTGATAAGGAACTGGAGATAGTGGCATTTCCTGCCTTCCGGAGAGAGTTCGTAGTCATACCTGCCATCCTTCTCCCTGAACACAATGAGGGGGTGGCCGAGGTATCTGGCATCGGTGTTCTTCCGTTGTTCATCCCATATCTGGTGGGTGATGCTTTCATATCCCACTTCCTTGACCTCATGCTGGGTGATGTGCCAGCAACGGTCACGGAAATAGAAATATTGCTCGTCACGGGACGGGGAGATGAAGTTCGGCTGGATGAAGGCGAGCCTTGACATCTGGAACGGTCCGACGTATTGCGATCCTCCCTTGAGCAGCTGGTTGTTGACGAAGCGGCTGCAGTTCTGTTCGGCAAAGGCGAACATGAAATCGCGTGCGTCCTCCACGTCAATGGTACGGACTACCGGTGGCTCCAGATGGATATATGTCCAGAGTTTGGTATCGAGCAGGCGGTAACGGCCGATACCCCGGTTCTGGAAAAAAGTCTTGGCGGCCACATAGTCGTACTCAAACACCGGTACCCTGTTACCGTTCGTTTCCTTGTAGTCCTCATTCCAGAACTTCTCATCCTCATCATAGGGTAGGGCGGATACCAGTTTGCCGTTCTCGTCAAACTTCCAGGCATAGCGGCCAAAGATAAATTCCGGAAGCTCCTGCAGGACCTCGCGGTGCTGCTCGGCAAATTTCTCATGGCTGTGCAGGTTCCATAATTCCCGCAGCTTCTGGTCATTCCATGTGGTGATTTTGAATACTTCCACGTATTTTCCCATTCCGGATTTTTCATTGCAGGCAAATTCCAGGTCTTCGGCCAGTTCCTCTTCATGGCCGGCCAGTTTATCGGCCAAGAGGTCGTCCAGTCCCTTGTCGCCTTCATCGTTCTTGTTGATGTGGCCAATGAATATTTCCACCATGATGCCGCGGTTCTTCAGCATACGCATATATTCCTTGAAGTTGCGAGCAGCGGAGAAGAAACACCGAGGGCGTGTATCGACGGGGGTATTAAATTTTATATTATTGGAGAGATCATTCCAGTCCGCATCAAAAATGAAAGCCACTTCCTTGACTCCGCAGACAGTGATTATCTTGACAAGATCCTCCGGCAACGCCCCTTTCTGTCCCAGGTTCTGGATGCCGCTGACCGCTATGGAGGGGATACCGTGCTTGCATGCCTTTTCCGCTTTCTTTTCCCCTTCCTGGATGTAGAGCCTTGGGAACTGTTCTTTCCTCTTGTACATCTGCCTCATGCGTTCCGGGATGTATATGGGCGTACCGCTGCCGGCAGGAGACTTGTATTTGAACGGTTTCCCTTCCTTGTCCCGGTGTTCATCCGGGAACTGCCAGCGGACGCGGTAATACACTTTGAGCTCCTGCTTGCCACGCCCCGGCAGCTTACGGGTATAAGTGACCGGCATGCCGTCCAGGTCGTAATATTCGATGATGACATCATCCCCGTCAACGATATTGCCGTATTCGTCAACGGTTCCCGGACGGAAAGTCTTCGCCTCGAAAATGCTCTGTGTATCTCCCTTCTTGAAGATATGTGCCGTCACGTCCTGATAGGTCAGTCCGCTGCCGGCAAGCATACGGGCGCAGAATGTATCGACACTTTCTCCCTTGGCTTCCTTGCTCCGTTTTTTCATTTTGGCGGCTTTGGGAGCCTTTTTCTCCGGCTTCGGATCGAGCAGTACATTGAATTTGCGTGCCAGGTAATCACATGCTTCCAGGAATTGCATGTCTTCCGCCCTCTGCAGATAGTCCAGCGGTTCCTTGCCTTTTATATCCGGGCAACTGAAGCATTTGAAAATCTGTTTGGCCGGAGAGATATGTAACTTCTCCTGTCCATGGCATTTAGGGCATTCGCATTTATATTCGGCCCCCCGTTTGCGCAGTTCGTGGAAGTCACCGATAACATCAAGGAGCCTGCCTTTGGAAGCCTCCTTGATTCGTTTTATATCGTCTTGAGTAAAGTACATAGTTCTGTATATTGCCGCTACGAATTACACTGTTTCCGGGTTCGGATGGTAGGACTTAAATCTTACCGAGAAACAGCAAATACGTATCGAGTTCATTTTTCAGTCGGGCATTCTCATTCCTGAGCTGCTCTATCGTGTTGTTCCGGCAGGAAACAGCCTGGTGCAGCCGGCTGATTTCCTGCGAGTAATCAATCTGTTTCTCACTCTTTTCCACCTTCTTCAGCAGTCTTTGCTTTACTTTGCCTATTTCCTGCTCAAGATAGGCGTTCCGCTTTAACAGACTTCTGACTTGGGCCTCCATATGAATGGTGCGCTGTCGCTCCCTACGGTAATCCTTGAGCAGGTATTTGAATAAAGTTCCGATAGGGATATATGGTGTAAGATTTTCTTCCGTCATATGTTGTGGTGATTATCAAGAATGAGATTGGTGTGCCTTAAAACCATCGAGGAACATTTCGGCCATCACTATATTGATTCCGTGATGCTCCTTGGGTTTTCTGGACGTCCGGTCAATGTCATGCTCAAATTCTCCTTACCATAATCACGCTCCACATCGAAGTATAATTCCTGCCCTCTGTCATCATGGAAAGTAATCCGGCACCTTTCCACCAATCCCCCCAGTTCTGAAGAGTCCAGCCATAAATCCGGCTTGTTATCTACCTTCAAATGGCAGTACCGATGTACCTTGCCACCTTTACGAATTAACTCCACTTCGACGATTGTCGCTACCTGATTGGTACGCAGGATGCGTACCTTCTGACCTTTTTTCATTGATATTTCTTTTTTATTCATTACTGATTTGTTTTACGCTAATTCTACAATAGTAAATTCAACTAATTCAGAGGGAGAAATATCAAGAGTTCGCTTTTTACCTTCAGGTAAAACTGAAACTCTTGCATTACCTAAATATCGAAATATACATTGTTGATATCGGTTAAGAACCTTAAATCGCTTTCCATTCTTCTCAATCACCATTCCTTTACTAACAGGTCTTCCTGTTGAATCAACCAACCATTTATCCAGAAAAGATTCCTCCAATTGAGCAATTTTTTGTTTAAGCGGAGCAATCTGTTTTTTATAAGCATCTTCAAAAACTTTAATTTTTGAATAAATAGCTTGTACCTCTTTCGTGAGTTGTTCAGCATCTGCAATGCGGTTGCTGTATTTATCATCTGATTCTTTCATATCTGTTCTGGTTATATTTAAAGTTCACGCATCAACAAAACATCATTATAAGCATCTGCATCTATTTTTTTTGAGCAGATGCTTTTAATTTTGAATCCAGCTTCTAAAATATCAGCAAGATCTTTATCTGATAAGAAAGAACTCCTTATCTCAACGTATTCACCAGGCATTGTCAAGCCTACAATCTCTTTTTGTATCCAATACCTAACCCACCTATGTGCGCTTAGGAGATTGAAGATGATTTTCTCTATATTCATATTTATTCGATTACATTACAAAACATGTACAACAGTATGCTCCACTTTCAGGCATTCCCCCGAAGTCAACCATGATTTTTGTTATTAGATCATTGTCTGTTAAAAATTGTTACTCCTGCTATTTCTTCTATTTTATCTTTTGCCAGTTCCGGAATTCGAACCAATCCGCTACGCCAATTATTAAATGTGTAAATAGGTACCTTGCATTCTTCAGCTAACTTTTTAGCCATTTCAGGAGCTTCACATACTGGCAGACTACGTAAATAGGTGCGCAATGCCATGCCGTCAGTTGTTTTTTTCTTCTTTTTTTCTTCCATAATATATTTAATATTGATTATTTATTCATAGATTTATAATGCAAATATAAAAATATTATAGGTAAACTATAGTTATTTTATAGTTAAACTTTTGCATTATTTTAGTTTTAATTTTTAATACTCTGATTATGAGTGAAATAATAGGAAATAAATTAAAGAAAATTCTAAAGAGAAAAGGTATTAATGCAAAGGAGTTTGGAGAAATGATAGGTAAATCAGAGCAGCGTGTGTATCAATATTATAATGCTACTAAATTTGACTCTGATCAAATTATAGAATTCTCTAATATCTTTAAAGTTCCTATCACATATTGGTTTGATGATGACTGTCAATTAAATCAATCAATTGTAAACGGTGATGGAAGTGCCGCTTCTGTATATGGTAATGCCACTGCTGGTATCATGGCAGATCAGAATAAGGAGATAGAACATCTTAAGCAATTGCTTAGTGAGAAAGAAAGACTGATTCAAGTTTTGATGAATAAGTAATATGGAACGGAGTTTAAAAATGTTGGGAATTTATGGAATTTGCATCTCGTTTGCGTCCCGTCAGATTGTTAATTTGTTGGGTGCAAATGGCGTACATATTATGCCAGGTACCTCGAAGAATAAAACTCCGAAACTGCTTTTTAAAAGTGTTTCGGAGTTTTTTGTTATAGGGAATTGTTT